GCAGAGATATATGGGCTGGCCCAGAGGCTAGAACTGCGGATCACGATGCAATTGCAGAAGCCATAGAGATGGAAAGGCGCGGAGTTGACGCAAACGAAATAAAAAATGTTACTGGATTCCAAAGGAATTTAGATGGCAAATGGATGTATCACTTGCCGGACAATAAGTCTTCGTTGAATGCTGAGCTGATGCGTCAAGATATGCAAGATTTGTCATTGGAGGACAAAGTAGAGGGAACTTCTACTAGCTTTCAACGGCCTTTGGGAGAAATATTAGATCACCCAGAACTTTACGAGGCCTATCCTGACGTTTACAACATCCCAGTAACCTACGGTTACGGCACATCATCTTCCAGAGGCTCGTACTACCCAAGAGGATTGATGAGACCTGTAGGAGAGATAGACCTTAATCTATCCCGAACCAGAGACCCTGATGATGCAAATCCTCTTGGCAATCAAACTAGAAGCACACTAATACATGAAATCGGTCATGCGGTGTCTGACATAGAGGGTAGGAGCGCTGGAGGCTCTCCCGATACTGCTTATATAGCGGCAGATAGAGCAAAACTGGCTGAGCTAGCGCCGTACTTTGACGATAAAATAAAAAGCAACGAAGTTGGTTTTGAGATTGATAATTACGAGAAGGCTGCAAATATCAGAGAAAAGCTAAACAAAGCTGGAGAAATGTCGGACGAGCAGAGACGTAGCTTCATCGCAAATGAGGTGCGAAACAATCCTTTCTCTGATCAAAGAGCTCGCATTTTTAACGCCATTGATGCAACAGAGGATGAATTCAAAAAGTTATATAATGACGCGCTTTCTAGGTATGCGGAGCTAAATCCTTCTCGGTTAGAGTACGATAGAATCAACAAAAAATACCACGAAATCAGCAAGTTGCCAGCTCGCAATCAATATCAATTGATGAACGATGAGTATCTGCAACGAACAGCGCAAAAGTTGATAGATGACCCAAGATCAACATACGAGGTTCCGCTATACAGGGAGATCGAAGGGATGGATTTGAGTCCTGAGTCAATGGATTATCTATATAACGTGCCGAGGCAATAATTGCTTGCAAAACCACAATATGTGGTATAGTTAGGCTACAGCGAACTCCACGCTTTCTTGGAGGCACGGAACGTCACCGTTTATTTGACGGCATTTACGGAAGGTAAGATGGAACCAGAAGATACGCTCGATGAGGCTGAAATAGAGCTTGAAGAGGTAGAAACTGAAGGTCAGGAGACTGACTCCGACTCATCACCGGATACTGAGGCGGCTCAGGAGAAACAAACCAAGCCTGTTTTCGACGAACAGCAGCAACAGGTATTTGACAAGGCTATAGCTGACAAGGTCTTCAAGCTCAGGGAGAAAGAGCGAGAAGCTGAGCAGCTAAAACAGCGCTTGGAGAACCTAGAGCAGCAGATGCCGAAGCAGGAAAGGCCGAACGTGCCGAAAGAGCCTGACCCGTATGCCCTGAGTGATCAGGAGTATCAGCGTCAGCTCCGAATGCGCGATGAAGCCATAGCTAGACAGGCTGCGTTTGACGCACAACAGCGCTTCCAACAACAGGAAGCACAGCGTTTGCAGCAGGAACAGCTAATGAAAGAGCAGGAGGCTTTGAACGAGAAGGTAGCTACCTACTCGCAGCGAGCAGTCCAGCTTGGTATTTCTAACGAGGAATTGCAGGCAGCAGGTAATGCTGTTGCTGCTTTTGGAATCTCGGACGATGTAGTCAACTATATTTTGGATGACGATCTCGGGCCTGCGATTACAAAGTATCTTAGTCAGAACGTAACCGAGCTAGACACGATACGGAGCATGACTCCGGCGCAAGCTGCTGTACGGATAGCGACTCATGTACGCGATAAGGCTGCTGCATTGAAACCTAAAGTAAATGCCGCTCCTGATCCGGTTGAGCAGCCAGCAAAAGCTGGTGTAGCGCCTAAAGCGCGAGGGCCGAAAGGAGCAGTCTTCGAATGAATGAGGTGATCCGAAAATGGCTAATAATCTTAATAGCAACGTCACCCGGAAGGTGGCTCGTGTCTTTTTAGAGGCATTCGAGTCCAGCCGGGTTGTTACTAAAACCGTTGACACTCAGCTCCTGAGTGGCAAATTCAACCCATCAAGTGGTAGCACTGTAGACTTCAAGCGTCCGCACGACTACAACTCCATCCGTACTTCTGGCGGTGATATCTCTGCCAGCACTAAGTCAGACATCATTGCAGGTAAGGCAACTGGTACAGTCCAGAACTACTTCACCGTAGCTACCGAATGGGGCAACGTGGAAGAGGCTTTGGAACTTGATCAGTTGGAGCAAATCCTTAACCCAATGGCTCGCCGAATCGTAACTGATTTGGAGATTGATCTTGCTAGCTATATGCTCAAGAACTCTTCTCTGAAGTATGGTTCTCACGGTACTGCCGTTGATGCTTGGGGAGATGTCGCAGGCGCTGGCGCACTGATGGATTCCATTGGCGTACCTGCTGCGGCAGAGCGTTACTACCTGATGAACCCTTTCACTACTAGCGCACTTGCTAACGTACAGAATGGCTTGAATGCGTCTGATCAGCTCGTCCGCACCGCTTGGGAGAATGCACAAATCTCTCAGAACTTCGGCGGTATGCGAGCTCTGACTTCTAACGCTCTGGCTAGCTTTACTTCTGGCGCCGGCGCTGACCGTGCAGGTACTTTGTCTGCCGCTCCTGATGCGACTTACGTCACAGCAAAAGACACTATGACTCAGACTCTGGCTGTAGCTGGCTTCCAAGCAAATATGGTTGTGAAGGCTGGTGATATGGTCACTATTGCTGATGTAAACCGTCTGAACCTAGACACTCGCACAGCTATGATTGACGCTTCTGGCGCTAACGTAGCTTGGACAGGCGTTGTGACTGCTGACGTAACTCTGAGTGGTACTGGTACTGGCAACATTGTTGTTGCTGGCCCTGCTATCTACGAGGCCAACGGTCAGTACAATACTGTTGATGCTGCACCAGCTAACGGTGCTGTTGTCACTATCCTTAGTGCCGCTAGCACTCTGTACCAGCCAAACCTGTTCTTCACTAAGCAGGCTTTCGGTATGGGTACTGTCAAGCTGCCTAAGCTGTACTCAACTGACACCATTGCGACTACCGAAGACGGTATGAGCATCCGTGTTTCTAAGTACGCAGATGGTGATGCCAACACCCAGAAGATTCGTTTTGACTTGTTGCCTGCATACGCAACATTCAATCCGTTTATGGCTGGACAAGGCTTCGGAGTCTAATTACCACGAGGTCTTCGGGAGCTGCTTTGGTAGTCGGCTCCCGCTTTTTTTATGGCTAAACCCAGAAAAGGTAAAGCTAAAGTCAAGGTCACCGCCTCTGGCAAGAAGGTCTCCTACGGGCAGGCCGGGAAAGCTAAAGGCGGTGGGCCGCGTGTTAGGCCGGGTACAGCTAAGGGTGATTCCTACTGCGCCCGGTCTCTTGGTATTAAGAAAGGGCTATCGAAAGAAAAGCAGAACGATCCGAACACTCCTAACAATCTGAGTCGCAAGCGCTGGAAGTGTAAGGGCGCTAAGTCAATGAAGGCCAAATATGAGTAAGACAGGCAAGAAAAAAGGATTGTGGGATAACATCCACGCCAAGCGCAAAAGGATCGAACGGCAAAAGAAGGAAGGCAAGAAGGTTGAGCGTATGAGAAAGCCCGGCTCAAAGGGCGCGCCAACTGCTGAGGCTCTTGAAAAGTCAAAGAGCAAAAAGAAAGCGTCAAAGGGAGCTAAGTACGAGTAATGGCTACTGTCGCGCAGGTTGCTAAGGCATCCTTACAAAGAATTTTAGTACAGGCGAGCGAATCTCCGCTTCAGCCAGATGAGTACAATGATTTCATCTTCGCGATGAACAACTACATGAGCGAGCTAGACGCTCAGGGCGTCCAGTTAGGATACACAGAGGTATCTGACTTAGGTGATGACGTAACGATTCCCACAGGCGCTCTGAGAGGCTTGATTGCCAATATGGCGATAGAGGTTGCGCCTGACTACAACGGTGTGATCTCACAAGGTCTGATCAAGGCTGCGCGTGATGGATTCAACACAATGCGGTTGATAGGTCAGACAATGGGCGAGAGCAAGATGCCCGCAACACTTCCTATCGGATCGGGCAACGAAGATACGCTGTTTGGTTTTCCCGGTCATTTCTATCCTGAGTCAGAAGAAGAGATACTGGCTGAGTCTACTGGCGCAATAGGATTGGAGCTAAATACAAATGGTTGATCGATCACAAGGCAGGAAGAAGTCCGATTTTGTTGCGAAGACCACGGTAGAGTCCGGCGCATATATGGACTACTTCGTAAACGGCACAAACTACAAGATTACCTATGCCAACTTTCTCGGCGGTTTAGGTGTTACTGGTTCGATCACGCAAACTGGTGATCCTACCGGAACGGCTGTTCTGGACATTGATGGCACAGTAAACAAGATCAGAAACATAGAGAGCGGCGCTGGCATACTAGCTAGTGTTTCTGCACAGAACGGCGTTGAGCTAAAGCATAACTTTGCTGCTGATTCTACTGGCTCTCCGTTGTTGCTTAACGTAACGGACGCAACTCCTGATATAGCGAGTATTGTTGGAGGAAACGGAATAAACGTAACATCAACAAGCAACTACGTTACGATTGACGCTGAAGCGCAACCATACGCTCAGGTTAGTGTTCAAGGAAACACTGGAGCAACAACAATATCAACTGCTGGTACTCCCGTTAAGGCTTCTGCAACCTATGTTGTTGGCATACAGTCTGGATTCACAGGAGATACAACAGGAAAGATTGTCTACAACGGTACTACTGCGAGAGTTGCTGCTGTTCACGTTAGTGCTACGTTTAGTCCTGTTGCTGCAAACAATCAAGAAGTATTCATACAGGTTGCTAAAAACGGAACAGTTGAGGCTGGCAGCAAAATAACCAGAAAGGTTGATTCCGCTGAGTCTGCCAATGCTTCTACGTTTTTCAATGTTTCCTTGTCTCAAAATGATTACATTGAGCTTTATATTGGTAACGACACTAGCACAGATAATGTTGTTTTGATTGATGCAATTGTGGGTATTGTGAACTAATGCCGAAGGTTATTTTGCCAATAGCTCACGGATATTATGAGAGCGATTCTCTGCCGATATCGGCGCAGGAATGCACTAACTTCTATCCGAATATAGCTCAGGCTCCTGCGTTAAATCAGGAGACTCTGTTTGGTACGCCCGGTCTTACACAAGTAGCTAGCGCAAGTGACATCAGTAACTGCCGTGGCGCACATGAAATGAACGGTGTGCCTTACTTTGTTATTGATGGAAAGCTATACAGTATGTCAGCCAGCTATGTTCTAACAGATCACGGTCAAATAGACGGATCTGGCAGAGTATCAATGGCTGACAATGGTACGCAGATGCTGGTTTTAGTGCCGGGAGGTAACGGCTACATTTACAACCACGTTACGGATTCGTTCGCTCAGATTACGGATGCTGACTTCACAGCTAACGGTAACCCGCAGCAGGTAGTCTATATAGATGGCTATTTTTGTCTGACTACAGATTCTAAGAAGTTTATTGTCAGTGCTTTGAATGATGGTCTGTCGTATAACGCACTAGACTTCGGTACTGCTGAGTCAGACCCGGATGAGATTGTTGCTCCGGTTGTATTTAAGAACCAGCTATTTATCGGCGGTTCGCAGACGATAGAAGCATTTCAAAACATTGGCGGTGCTGACTTTCCGTTTCAGCGGACAGGGTTGTTCTTGAGCAAGGGCATATCGAGCCCGTTTAGCATTCAGTCCATACAGGATACGTTTGTGTTTGTTGGTGCGGGTGCGAATGAGTCACCGGCCATCTGGGCTCTGAATGGTAACAGCGTAGCAAAGATATCTACGACTGCTATAGACAAGGAGCTCAGCGAGCTGACTGAAACGCAGGTAGCAGACATATTTAGCTGGGCATACGCAGAGAAAGGCGCGTACTTTGTTGGCTTTGCGTTGCCGGGTACTACGCTGGTATATGACACGATTAGCAAGCGATGGCACGAAAGGAAGTCATTTGTAGATGGTTCTCTTGGTGCTTATCGCGTAACTGCGTTGGTGAGGGCTTACAATCAGTTGTGGGCTGGTGATCTGGTAGATGGGCGCATAGGTCTTTTAGATCAGGATACCTACACCGAGTACGGGACAGAGATACGCAGGACAATAGTTACTCAGCCTTTCCAGAACAATATGGAGAGCTTTGTTGTTCCGGAATTGGAGCTTACCGTTGAGAGCGGAGTAGGCAACGCTGACGCAGTTGATCCGCAGGTAGGTTTGGAGCGCAGCACTGACGCAAAGGTGTGGAGTGACATGAGACTCCGTAGCGTTGGTAAGGTTGGTGAATATAACCGCAGGGTGATATGGAATCGCAATGGCAGGGCTTCGAGGTTCGAGCTGTTTCGGTTTACGATAAGTGACCCTGTGAAGCCTGTATTTATACAGATGACTGCTGATATCGTGGCAACGCAATGAGCTACAAGTTAAACGCAGCACAGCCGATAGTTGACGCTAACGGCACGATGGAGCAGCCATTTAGGCAGTTTACGCAGGAAGCCTCGCTGTCTATTCCTATCACGGGTGCAGGAAGCCCGGAGGGAGTTGTTGAGGCGGTACAGTTTAGTTTATATCTCGACACCACTGGAAGTGCGGGATCAATCCAATACAGAAAAATGCAGCCCGAGATCGGCGGTGACCGGACCCGTGGCTGGATAGCGGTTTAGGAGAATATTATGCCAGTACCATTTTTGGCGGTAGCAGGAAGCCTTGCGGGAGCGGCGGCGGGAGCTTATGGAGCTAGGCAGCAACGCAAAGCTGCTGAAGGTCAAACAGAATCCTCAGAGCGTATGCGCCGTGAGGCTATGCAGGCTATCCAGAACTTTGGTCAACAGGCATTGGCTCCGTTAGCTCCTGCGTTCCAGCGATCTCAGGATATCCGACAAGAGAGCGCAAACAGGGCTCTGGCGCTGGCTGGCTCAATGTTCAGACCGCAACTAGAGCAATTCCGAGAAGGTAACTATATGGCTCAGCAGCGAATCGCTGAAGCTCAGCCGTTTATGCAGTCTGCAATACTTGGAACCGGATCTTTGGGATATATGCCGCAGGCTCAGAATGTCGGCGGTCAACTAGATTACAGTGTGCTTGATCCTCTTATGAATCCACAGCCTATGCAATTCACTCCTGTGCCGGGTGGTCAGGGACAA